TATCAATCGTACCTGTACTTAATGTTGGAGATATATTATCTCCTATAAACCAATCAAATATATTTGTATAATTTGCTGAAGACACATATGTCTTACTAAATGTATATTTTCTTTTAGCACAGTCATCACACACCATAGATTCGTACCCATCTCTTGAAACGGAAAAACCTATTGTTATAGCGGAACCAACAGGTATTGATATATTTGTATATGTACCCGGAACTGCAGGATCAGGATCACTCAAAGGAAGTGATATTTGAATTGGTGACGAACCTGAATTATAATTTCTATATGCATTAGGAGATATTGATGTTGAAAATCCACTTGGAGATATCTTCATATATACCCCTTGAGGCGCACCTGATATAAATCCTGCTTGCTTTGCTTCCTTTTCTAACACTACTGCAGTAACGCAGTTATCTAATATACCCGTTGCATCTGACTTAACTATAAATGTATCTCCTGCCTCAACCTTCCTTGTATTCTCTCCTTCTAATAAAAAGTATGTATCGTTTGAGCTTGGGTCCTTAAAGAATATATTTGAATATATTGTATCGTATCCTTCAAGGTCAGCCTTACAAACAAACTTATAACGCTTTGCCCAAGCCGGAGCAATTTGTGTTGTAGGTATTGTTACATAGATAGAGTTCTGTCTACCCGAATAAGAACACGGAACATACTCAGTGTTAAGAGGACTCACTAATGTTGTTGTTGCTCTATTAAATTCATCCATATAAACTATACCAATCTCATACCCTCTATTGCTATGCAAACTTTTTGGTGTAGCTATCTCTTGAAATGAAACACTAGCTGAATTTATTTTATAATATTCATAAACATTTTGAACAGGAGCAGTAACATCGTCAACAAATTTCATTGCTAATAACTGTAATCCTATGCTAGTGCTAGATGGACTTGATAATATTGCTATAGGTTGACCAACTGCAGATATACCACTCTCATATTTAGTTACCGATCCAAATGCGTTAGGAGTCGTTAGTGTATCAGGTATCAAACAATTAAATCTATCCGTCAACTTAAAACCATCACAAGATGTATCTGCTCCGGGTATTGGAGAGTAAACAGGTTTTATATTTAATGCCGTACCTATAACATCAATAAACTCAGAACTAGTTGCTAGTGCGTATGCATTAGCATATGAGTTTTGTAAGAATATAGAAAAAGAAACTGTTATTTCTTGAGTTACCTGTGTAGGAAGTGGAGCAGTACCACTAAATGAATTATGTTCGTACTTAAAGTTTATATTTATAGAACTTCCCTGAACTAAATCTATACCATTAAAATCAATACTTATAACTGAGTCAGGTATAGTTTGAAATGTATCTATTGTATAATCAGAAGGTGTCAACGTGAAAGGAATAGAGGAAAGTGCTATTGGTTCAGAAACAAGTTCTGTGTAATATTCTAACTTTACATTAGCCCCATTTCTATCTATTAAATCATAGCCCTCAACATAGTTCCCATACATAAGCCTGTTACCCATTATTGTTTGGGCTTTAGCTAACAAAGGAACATTATCATATAACCTTAAAAGTTCTGCCTCAGGAAGTATTGTAAATATTTTACTATTTGAAAAAGTATAAGTGTAAGGTGTATTATCAGACAACCCTAACTCAAACTTATCCAACTTCTCAATTATCTTTATTATATTATTATCAGCCTGCTTGAATAATAAATCAATACCAACTACTAAAGGTCCACCTGAATCGTATGTAACATTAGCTGCATTACAAGTGTTCTCCATTCCTTGATTAAGGTATGTGTCAGGACTAAAGTTAAACGGTCCGGGAATAAAAGATATCTCAGACCACTGAGATGTTGCACTATATTCTCCGTCTATATATCTGTATCTATAAGCAAATGATATGAACCTAGTGTCCATATAATTTGACTCAGAAGTAGTTTGAATTGGCTGAACAAATGGAGCTTCAACGGGCGGCTTCTTTATAACCAATATTGATTCTGCACTAAACTGATCTATGTATGCAATAGGAGCAGCATAACCTCTTTTGATATTTATAAATCTTGGTTGATTATAATCATCAGTAAAAAACAAAAGGTCTTGAACAAGATCAACACCCGTTATTAAATAATTCTGATTGAAGTTTAATGTTGTGTTTATACCGTCTCCATCATCTGTACTTATAATATGATATGTAAGTATATTGGTATATACATTAAATGAAACTATCATATCCAACTTTCCTGTTGTAGAAGGAAATGATGGGTCATTAATAAACCAATAAATAGTTTCTCTTGCGCTATCATCTAATGCTCCTATACACTTTGCATATATACTTAATGGCGTACCATCAATATAAGTAATGTTTGTTAATGGCAAATTACCTTTTGTATTTTCTATAACACCTACTTCAGATTTCTCTGTGGACCCCATCCTGACGTTCATAGCGTCAATGTATTCCCCATTAGGTATAAGCCTCTCATCAACAGACTTATTCATTCTACCTGCAGTAAAGCTCCTTGTAAATTTTGCCATTTTATTTTATCATTTTATCCAACCCTCTTAGGTTCATTAGAAGCCTACCCGGATGAATATTACTCATTCTGATTTTAGCATTCCTAAGTAAAGATGTCCTGTCTTTCTTAGCTCTATTAACAATATATTCTTGCACACCAAATTTAGAATTTAATATCTCATATTTTATTGCAGCATATATATATTGTTCAAATAATTTATTTACACTAACAAGAGAATCGTCTCCGTTCTCCATACCGTCAGACACATACTCAAGTATGCACAACTCTCCCGCCATTGAAGAGTCAAAGTTTATAACACCCGCCTTCTTATTAATATTAAATGTTGGATTGAAGTTTGCTGTCTCAGTATTTAAACCTATAGCATTGCCAACAGTATAATCAAAATACCAATTGCCATCAACACAACATCCCATCTGACCATTAAACTGACTTCCTTGATTTAAATATAAGCTCTTCTTTGTCTTATGTATCCTATCGTAATCTATTGTTGAGTTCTGTGGTTCTAATATATTACCGTTTTGATCGAAAAGAATATTGCAGTTGTGATCCTGAAGATATGCCTTAGAAGATAATGTCTGAATATTTTCACTAAGTGGTCTAAGCCATCCATCTTTATAAAGAGATATTCTAACCCAATTGACATAATCAGAAGGAAGAACATATCTTAATGAATCACAAACACTAAGTTCTAAAACTTTAATCTCTTTGAATGCATCATAGTTTAACTCCTGAATAGCTCTCTTGGCATGAAATAAAACCTTATACCTTTCCTCATTATTTACTAATGAATGGTTGCCTGAGTACATCAACAAAAAGTTTGTTACAATATCCTTTAGGCTGACATATTGATAAGAACCCCAATTAGCATCCTGAGGTGAGTTACCATTGTTGTCATAATATTCGTATTGTGATATATATGGCATGCTTTATATTTGTTGACTGAATGATGGTTGTTCGTGTTGTTCTTGACCTTGAGCAAATTGAGTTACTTGAATCTCTCTTATAGACATACCACAGTATTGTAATATCTTCATAGCCAATTTAAACTCATCCTCTTGTGGCATTTCAAAATCTTGGTAGTCAGGTTGAGATTGGTCAAATGACGGCTCACCATTAGATAAGGAAACATATGTCCACTTCGGTGGTTTAGGATATCTAAAGTATGTAGCCTTAACAACTCCGTACCCCTTTATACTTGTAGGATAAAAAATCATATTATTACCCTTCATCTCATAAGCAGGGAACATCAAGCTAGGAGATGTTAATGTTGATGTACTAAGTAAGCTAAGTTTTGCAGGATGAACCTTTTCAACTTCACTATAAACAGACGCAGAATACACCCTATAATCCTCACCGGGAGAGGTAAATATATCATCATTAAGATTTATTACTGTATTTGAAAGAACACTTTCAACTGTTGTGTTTTGATTTGTAACTATATTTACAACGATGTCTCCCACATTAATACCATTAGATAAAAATGTAGCAGTAAGGTCAACTAACTGAAATGAAGCTACCGATGTATTTGAACCCAATGTCAACTGATTTGTATAGCATTGTAAATTCTCTATCATGTAAGCCTCGTTACCTGTAGTAATTAATGATGGAGAATAAAATCTATTTAGTAAATTTCCTGATGCTGAATAAACAGGATATAAAAAATCAGAAACTAAGAATGATTCCAATACTTCTCTTAATGCCCTTGATATATCAGCATAATCTGATCCCGACATACGGGAGTTCTCCATGTTGATATCTTTATTATAGTTGCTGAAATACTCCTCGTATAACTCCATCTGAGCCTGAAGTGCATACAGGTTAAAGTCTGATGGAGATATGTATCCGTAATTGTTCTTGTTCAATACGGATAATACTGTATTCCTTATTGAGTTTATCATTGCACAAATATAAGAAAAAAAAAGAGGGCAACAACAACCCTCTTTTAATCAACGGAACAAAACAACACAACCTAAACCAAATTCGATTCTAATAGTTTTAATCCGTCCAATCCCTCGTCACTTTTTAAGAAATGCTCAACCACTAAATAAGGGTCTTCTCCAAATGGAACAGAACACATTTTCTTTTTATTTGATGAGGTATTAAACCAAACCTCCTTATCATTGTTACGCAATACTAATAATCTGTTTTCAAAGAACAATCTAACTTTAGACTGAAACTTAAGCTCAGGGTCATTAAGAGTATTTAAGAACCCCCTTGGGTCTTGCTTTGCGTATATTAATAAATCTCTTTTTAATTCAGCAGTAGAAATCATTGTTGGGTCCTTACCGAATAGTACTCTACTCATAACCTCAATCTGCTCTACTGTTAATTGACGTGCTTCAACCAAAGCATCAACCTCTAAGTTAAGGTCAGCTACTTCTTCTGCTGCTTCCTTTTCTTTGTCAACCTCTGAAAATAACACACCATTAAATGGATGGTAATGCAAAAACTGCTGAAGTACAGGATTGTTTTTTGGGACCCTTAGAAACCCATCCTCAAACACAATTGGCTCAAGTATAGCATTTCCATCCTGCTCATCTTCAAATGGAGACTTTTGATTAACTGCGTATCTCAACGCTCTATTTACATTATTCTTCTCATCATACCAAAGAAGTGGGAACCTTGCATGGTTTCTACTTACTAGTGTATAAGAAAGTGGTGTACCCACTTTTAATTTGTAGACCTTGTCTACGGGAGTTGTACCTTTTGACATATTTATTTGATTTAATTTGATTTTTAAAATAAGGGAGTGTCGGTTAAGACACCCCCCTTTTTTGATTAGTTATTAACCTAAACGGAACAATACAAAGTTGTTAGCACCTAAAGTACAAACACATCTTTCAGAAAGGAAGTTAACTTCCATTGCATCTAGATCACTTGTAGCTGCTCCACCTGCTGAACCTGTAATCCAAGTCTTGTATCTTCTGTCTTCAGCTTCAGAAGCACGGTAACGAACGTGTAAGAATGGTCTCTTAGCGTTCTTGCCCATAATCTGATCGTAAACAGAAGTAGAACCTGCAGGAACAAGAAGACCTGTAACTGTACCTGTTGCAGTAGCAGCAGCAGCAGAAAGACCACCTCTCATTGTAGGATCATTCAAGTATTTCCAATCAGACTTATAGAAGTCATAACCTCTACGGAATCCGCTGAAACCTAGGTTCAACGCCATGTTCACATCGTTATCGAATAGACCATAAGACGCAGCCTGAGAAGCACCTGTTGTGCTGTAACCGTTAAGTGTAGCAAGCATGTTGTCGATGTCGAAAGACAATCCACGGTTAGCAAATACTACGTTCTCTTCGATAGCACCCTGCTTATCTAGACGAGCTACGATTGTATCCCAATCAGCAAGTGTTGTAGGAGTACCTGCACCCCATACGTTACCACGACTGTTAACAACGTAGAAGATACCTTGTGAACCAATTAAACCTGTATTTGTGGCGTTGGTTGTGTTTAACATAGGCACAGCTTCAATCATTGCAGTCTCAAGATAATCTTCGAAACGAAGACGAGTCTCGTGTTCTGATTTCAAATACCAAAGGTATCCTGTAGCACCATTCTCAGTAGTTACTTCAACCCATCCAATCTGAGCCATGTCAGAACCGTTAACAGCGTACTTATCTTTAATTATAATAGGATTATTAGAATAGATATCATCTTCAGCTTCTAATGAACCAATCATTCCTTGAGTTCCTTTTTTAAATTCAGAACCGTAGATAAATACACTACACTGAGTAGATACAGCAAAAGCCTGACCTCCCGCTTCATAATAAGCAACTGTGAAAGTTAATGGAGATACAGATGTTGGAGCTACAGTTACTACAGCTTTGTTGAATACACCTGAAGCATTGTTCTGAATCATTACAGTTTGTCCTGCTCGAATAGCAGCAAATGTAACCCCTGTATCAGCAATAGTTAATACAGCTGTATTAGAACCTATAGCTGCAGCTGAAGTTACGTTGGTATACTTAATATGTAAACGTCCTTGTTCTGCCCACTTAATTTGGTCAGAGTTTGAAGGCATTTCAGCTCCTACCATACGAAGGAAAGAAGCTACTGTACGATTACCGTAACGCTCAAATTCTTTCTCATAAGTATCAGGAAGATACTGATTCAAGAAGTTGAAGTTAGTAATGTAGTTAGTTGACAAAGCAACTTGTTCGGCTGCGGGTTGCAGCGCAAACGTGGGGGTGTTTAATAATGAACCTGCCATGTTTTTTAGTTTTTAATGTTTATATTCTTTTTATACTGCGGATCTTTAGACTCCTACCTGAGTCAGGGTTAACCGCCTTAACCTGCATTCCATCCTGAGACTTAGTAACCTCGGGTGCTTTGCGCTCAGACATATTAATGTTTTTGGTCTTACGCATTACATTCTCAGTTGCATCCGCTAGTCCTTGTTCATAAAAGAACTTAGCAAATCTCTCAGGATTCATTGCTACAGCTAACGACTTATGGTATCCAACAGCATCATTAATCATTCCATTCTCATCCAAGAACTTATTTATAAAGTTCGCAGGAGTTGATTGTACTTTTTTTAACTCTGCTGCCTCTCCGGGGGTAAATGTAATTTTTTTATTATTGACATTAAACTCAAAACCTTTGAACTCACTGCCAAAAACTTCATCAGTTTTCTTATCAAACCACTGACGCTTACGGTTACCTTCCTCTTCCATCGTCTTAGCCTTCGCTATATATTGTCTGTATTCCTCAATCTCCCTCTTCTCATTTTCGGAAACACTAGCCAAACTTGACTCAAGCGGCAGTTTATATTTTTCCTTCTGTGAGCTGAAGAATTTCTTGGCTTCAGCAATAGCCTTTTTTTTAGCTATCTTAACCTTCTTAACTTTAGACTCATCATCTAAGTCCTCATCATACCTATAGTCATCCATTAATGCATTGATGTCTTCATCATCCAATCCATCTTGAGTTGACGACAGATACTCCTTAAGAAGCTCGTCAGAGTCCATTGATTCATAATCCTTTCTTAATTTAAGGAAATCATCAAAGCCTCTACCTGTTTCTTTTTTATACTTTAAATAAGCAGCAACATCTTCAGGTAGTTCTTCTGCCTGACCTCTCTCAGACATAAGTTCATCAAAAGAGTTTATTTGCTTATTGTACCTTTTACCAATATATGAAAGAACGTCTTCTTCTTTTAATTCAACATTACTAGGCTGTTCAACCTGAGTAGTGTCATTATCTGTAGGCTCATTTACTGAGCCATTAATTTCTTGATCGTGTTTTTCAAGAAGTTCTTTCTCAA